TGAGATTTAGCGTGGTCTTTTTGTAATGAGTACATGCCATTGATGACACGTTCGCATACATCTACCCAAGTTTCTTTAGTTCCGTCTTCTTTAAGCCGAGAGTATGTTCGTAGGAAAGTAATTTCTCCGACACTATTTCCCGCTGCGTCTGAGTACCCCCAAGGTACTGTCTTTCCACGATATGAATTAACGAAGTCTTCGGCTAATTTAAAAGAAAACAAAGTAATGCCCTTCTCTAGAATGTGGGTGTGTTACATAATTAGTCTATATGCTCGGAGATTATTCTAGTGGTTTCTTCTTCAGAAATCCCGCCGTTTGGTATCTCCTTCAGGGTGTTAGCTTTATCACCAAACAAGGCTGACAGTACACCTCCTGAAGTTTGCCGTTCTACGGTCATTCTGACAAATTCTTTGTTCTCCTCTAATTCTTTCAAACTCTTAACAATCTTAAATAGTCGGTCAATCTCTTGTCCTGTGTTTGGATCTGGGTAACCGCCGTTGAGTTCTTCAGCATATCTGGCAAAAGCGACCCGGGCGCCCTGCATTTCAATAATGGCATTTAACAAACCCTTAAGTTGGTCTTTAGTCTTTACCTCTACCGGTAAATTAAACGCACAAGTATTATCTGGCTTAAAAGCCGGGCAGTTGGCAGCAACAAAACATGTATTACATTGACGTAATGAAGAGTGTGTAGTTTCTATGACTGGAACGTCTCTTATCAGGTCTCTTCCATCACTGTCTTTATCCAAAACTGTTCTTGTATTTACCGCAAATACTGGCAAAGTACGCGTTTCTGACGCATCTCTTACTACAATTTTAGGTACTTCTACTGCAGAATCTTTCCGCACCTCAAGACCACTATTATCAGGGTCTATACCCATAGTTTCCGCAGAACCGGGATCATCTGTGTGCACACTGTTATCAGATAACTTCTCGTTATCTATGAGAGTTAAGTGTGGTGGTTTCTTTTTATCCAAGGACTTCTCCAGCTCTAAGTAGGACCATATGGCGAGGCGAGTTACCTCATTGCTATCATCATTGAGAATCTTATCAAAGTCTAAACCTGCTTTATTTATAACATTTTTATAACGGGGGCGGGCCTGGTCTTTTTGCTTCTTTTGATACCGGACTAGTCTAGTCGTATCCCAAACTATTGTCTCACCACGCATCATGGGAGATAGCCACGATAAAGTGCTCGCAGTCTCCAAAGGAACTTGACGCAAGTTATCAGGTTTGGCACAACCCAGACCGTGGAAGTTGGTGCCCAACTGGGCCTTGAGGGCCCGTGTGCGCCCTGCTAAGGTTGTATCGCTATCTATGGTCTCTCCTAGTAGAGCAACGTTCTCCCATTGTTCAGACAGTGCAAACAGGGCAGCATGCCCCATTTCTGGTTTCCATACTGGCCAGTATTTTTCTTGTAATTCAAACCCCAAAGTCTTGCGTTGTTCTGAGATCCATTCGGATCCTAGAACTTGTGAGTCAAACTCAATTACCCCGGCAATATGATCATAGTTATTTGCAATGAAGTCCTCAAAGGATGCGGCGTAATCCTGCAGCTCGCGGGTGCTTAGCCCAGCTGCATCTGCGTGCCGGCCGCCGCCATCAAGATATATCTTGATATCATCTGGATACTTCTCTGATAATAGATAGTTCTTAGTCTTAGGTAGGCCTCGTTTAGCTAGGCCCCAGTAGCTCAGAGATATGTGCTTTACACCGGCATCAATTAACAATAATCTGTGAGACGGTACTTCCCCGCCCATGAAAACTATGTTCATTCAAATCTCTTAATGTTGCTGCCAAGTTCAGCCGCCAGAAGAGCTGCACGTTGGTTCTCAATCTCCTCTTTAAGGTCCTGCCATGGACGTACTTCTCGGGAGCGTCTAACAAATTTAGGGGAAGCAAAGAGCATAGTTGGTACGCCTTTAGACAAAGCGTAAGCACACCTATCGGCGTCTGGATCTACGAATAGGTCGACTCGACCTTGAGCTTGAGCTATAGCTAGCTGCCGAGCTCGCAAGTCCTGGCCTTCAAAGAAGTATCTATCATCATAGATATCTCCATACCCTACTATCAGGTTAGTACGAAGCCAGTGATCTGTTTGCTTAGGGCTGTGATCCGAGGCAATAATGACCCGGTAATGTTGTGCAAGAATACGAAAAAGCTTGACGCCTTCCGCTATGGGATCGCCTACTTCTGTTCTTAGTACTCCGTCTAATGCTACGAATGCTGTGGCCATTTAATTCTCTAACAATCCCACTTTCTAAGTGCTAGTGCCTTGCGAGTTGGTTTACCATTCTTATCTTTCATAGGGCCGGGCATACCACCCATGCGTGCACAGAAAGACTTGCGACGTGCGGCAGATTTCTTAGACTTCTTTGCTTGCTCTGCTGATACAGGAGGCTTTAAGTTATGTCCCTGTGCTTTAGCAGATGCACGCCCTTTAGCGTTTAGTCCACCTTCAGGGTTTTTACCCTCTTTACGTTGCCATGCTGGTGACTTAGCCATGGATTCTCCTTATCAGTGTATCGGTATCTGGTAACTCTATTCCATAAGTCTGAAGTTGTTGCTGCTTATCTGACTCTGTTTTTGCATCTTTGATTGCTCTTAATGCCTGTACGTGGCCAAATCGCTTTCCTGCTTGCCACCTATAATTATTGAAGTCTGAGTAACCCGCACCTATTTTGCTAAATGCAATCTTTCTTCCGGCATGGATGTCATCATAAAAATCTGATACTTGTTCAACAGCAAGCTTTAATTTACGCTCTGCGTTTAATCTATGAGCAGGGTTTGATGCCCTACGAACCTCTTCTAAAGCAGACGAATGCCTATTCAGTAATTCTTTAGCAACTTCATGGTCTCTGTTCGCTTTTTGTTCCCACGCACGACTGTAAGGAGGCTCTGGGTTTTTATCTGGCTCAACTGTCCAGGTATCTGCAACTAAATCATATGCTGCGTATGGATTGATATCTCTTATGTCTGACTGTGCGTTAACATAATAAGTTAATTCATAGCCTTCCCAGTTACGGGTTTTTGGCATAAGTTCTTTATTAAATCCCTCGTTTATTAGTGATGCAATCTCTTGATCTGAAAAACTTAGGTACTCGTTGTTGTTCTGTCTAAAAAGAACATAGTTAATTCCAACTAAACAATCTAAATCTCCCGGCTCCCGTGCAGCTTCCCACTGATAAGAAACACCAGATCCAGCTAACCAAGCTCTGGTCCAGGTGTGAGGGGCTACAAAGTGTGTTGCCAAATACTCAAAGAGCATTGATAGTACGCCAGTGCGTACCCAAGGCTTTAGACCTTCGTTGTCAAACAGCTTTGGATCAAGCTGGGTTGAGGGCCTACTGAAGTAGGAAGTTGCAAAGGTCATAGACCTATTCTTTCATAACAAAACAATAGGCAGGCCCCTAAAGGCCTGCCTATTACTTAAATTAGGGATTACTTCTTTTTCTTTTGTAGTTCTAGAGCCTCAATACGAGCAACTGTGTACTCGGCTGCTGCCTGTGCCTGAAGATCTGCGATGATCTCCTGTGCATAGCGGCGTACCTCTAGCAAGCTAATCTCTCGCTCAATTGGCATAGAGAATAGTGTGCGGTCGCGCTCTACAAATACGTGACCATTCACATCAATCAACACTGCAAAGCCGGTTGCAATCTTTGGAGGATTGTCTGTTACTTCTGGCTCAGGGTTAAGTGTTTCTAAAAGTTCTTCTGCTGAATCTTCAATTGCTGCGTTTACTGGGCGGTCTTCGGACATTTAGTTCTCCTTAGTTATACATTCCAGCGGCCTTGCGCTGCTGGGTTGCTACGAAAGTTTTAACAGGACAAAAATCACAAAGATACACGTTGGTGCCTGCTGACTTAGCAGCGGACATCAAACCTGCTTCTTTACGAAGTTCAGCAGTGTTCTTTGGTACGAGCCGCTTGTTCTTTGCTCGCCAATCTCCACAGCCTTCTTTTGGTCTGAGGTGCTCACTATAGCACTTCATAGCATCATCGTAAAATGTAGCTTTAGTAGTGTAATACTCAGGGTCAATATCAGCAAGTCCACCACCAACGCGGTTACGCAGGTTTTCGATAACCTGTTTCCTTACCTCAGGACGAGAGTAAGTCTTGGCACCTATTTTTGCTAAGAACCCTGTGTGAGGGATACCCGCAGATTCGTGGCGGTCAATTAATACCTGAAGTACCACGTCATCATCTGGATTACCTTCATAGTCAGGAATCTCTTCTATGGTCTTACAGTTATAGCAATAGAGCAGCCTGATTTTAGGGCCGTCATCTTTGATCTCTGTGTAAGTTCCTTCATCAGCGGGTTTACCGCCTTGGCCCAGGATAGGGATGCTCATATTTTCCTCCGAGTTTGTAGTCGTATTAGTATACTATGTTGTAAAAGGTGGTGCCGACTTGTTCTTTGCCGCTTTCCTTGCTTCTATTTCTGCCTGTTTACGATAAGCAGGGTCTGTTTTTAAACGTTCAATGTGACGTAATCTTTCAGCCTCTGTAGAAGACTCTATACCGGCAGTGGCTCTGACATCGTCCAAAGATTGTTTCTTTTCAAAAGCTTTTCCTAAGACGTCTGTGTCTTCTTTAGGACCTGTGTTAGGCACGATAGGTACGCCACCCCTTCCAGGATTGACATTGCTTCCCGGCCTAAATCTACCGGTGTTCTTTGCCTTTTTAGCCGCCTCGCTTCTTTTAGCGTGGTTTTCTGCCCTAATTTCTTCAAAAGTTTTTTCACTAGGTGCGGGAATCGGCTTAGTTCTGCCTTTATTACTTAATTCATAAATTCTATTTCCACTTTGATCATACATATGTGGTTGTTCTATTTTGTTTTTCTCAGCATTAAGGATATTAAGATCTCTAAGAACATTGACATTGTGCCCACCACTTTCCTCTACAGCAGACAATAGTTCTTCTGCAGGGTGTACCCCTTGTCGTGCAGAAGTAGCTAGTTCTTTTCCAGAAGAAGGGGGAGCAGCTTCTGGGTCTCTGTGAGGGGCTCTTCCACCACCTACCTGAATCTTTTTTCTACCGCTAAGTGCGTCTTCTCCCGTTAATCCGCGTGCTCTTAAACCTTCTTCTGCTACACGGCGTTGTTCAAACATTTCTAAACGTCGCTTTAGTGCATGAGGCTCTACATCATCTCTTGTTATAGGTCGCTGTTTAATTGTTTTGTTCATAAGTATGCCCTTAGTTACGGCAGTATCTAAATGATTTTTACAAAGAGCGACTTCGTCCCCACCTTGTGGAGTAAAAAAATGAGTAGCGTCATGTCCGGTCAGGTCAGCTTCGCAAGACAACCTACTTGTTTTTTTAAGCATTGGGTTGCGTAAGTAAGAGTCTGCGTCAGGGTCTGTAATATTTTTTGAAGCAGGGCGTTTATTAGGCGTAGGTACGTCAGTAGAACTTAATGCCTCAAAATCAGTGGCATCTAATTTAGGGCCAGAACTGGCTCGTCTGCGTGCCATTTATTCACCTTTTGATTCTTTAATACGTCTATTCTCTCTAGCAACGTTAATAGATACAACGTTGGATGGACCACTTAAATTAAACTGCTTCAAATGTTCTGCACGATCTCCGCTACGTTGTGAACGAATGGCAGGGTGCATCTCATCATAAGCTTTTCCTGGAATAGGAATCCAATGAGAGTTGGGCTCAGTAAGGCCAACGGTGTCGGAAATTTTCCGTACGTTGTCCTTTACTTTTTCCCACTTATCATTAGGCATTTTTAATAGTTAGCGCCCATTTGATTGTTCTCAGTATCTGCAACAGACATTGAAGAACGACGAGCAGCAGAAGATGCAGTATTAGATAGTGGATTAACCTTTACATTTGCCTCTTGCTCAATAAAGTCATAGTTCATGTATGGGTTTAGACCACTGCGGTTTGCTCGCATAATGTCATCGCCAGTTGAAGGATCGACAACAGTTGTATTTGGACGTACCTTGCGATACTTCCCATCAGTTGCTCCCTCTACCATAGAGGTGTTAAGTGAACGTGATTGGTTAGTTGCCATTATTTATCCTTTTCTTGGTCATAAAGCGGCGTAACTTTTCTTACAGTCTTTGATTCAGCCTTCTTGTCTCCAGTAGCCTTAGCTAGAAGGGCAAACCCTTGTGGGGAAGAAAATCCCTTACGTACTTTCTCACGACGAGGTACAAACTTCATTTCTTCTTACCCGCTTTCTTTTTCTTTTTAGACTCTTTTTCCTTGTCAAGGTCCGCTTTGGTCTTTACCTTGATAGGTACGACCTTGTACTTAGCGTCCTTGCCGTCAGGAGTCTTAATAGCCATATTCCTAGTATCTACCCTTTTTTATTAGTTGTCAGGTCTTTGTTGTTTACGAACTCTTGGACGAATGACCTTCTTAGTTCTGGCTACATACTTAGGGCTATTTCTACGTCTAGCTGTGGCGGTTGTTGATCCAGGATTTAAGGTGCTGGACTGCCCCGCCTGCCATTTTCCTGAGGAACGGCGGTCCCAAGACTCCACCGATTTAAATGAACGACGTTTAATTGCTTTAACTGTAGTAACTTTAGTAACACGTGCTTTAGGAGCTCCGGAGGGGGTTGCTCTACGAGGTGGTTTGCCACCAGAATTAGCGGCCACTCATGGCTCCTTTCATATGCTTTCCATACAATGCATTTCTACAAGTAGGGCACATTTTTCCATCTGTGTACATAGCTTCGACTGGGGTCATAAAGATTCCACATTTAGGGCACTCAACACTGCCATCATAAATAGTTTCAGTTGAATACTGTTCAATCATTACAACCACACTTCCCATCTGTAGACCTAAGGGTAGAGCAATCTCTGCAAATTCCAGAAAGCTTAGGAGAACGATTAGCAGCTACTGCTGCAGCTCGATCCTCTCCGTGAGACCAACCAGAATTTACAAAACAATCTTTACAATGATACCTTGAATTTGTCATAACTCCGGTGTATTCAGGATCTCCTTTTTTTACACCTTTCCATTTTTTTACAAACTCATCGCTCATTATCCGTTACCATACTGACTCAGATACGTTTCGGCTAGTTCCCTGATATGAAGTAGGTGATTGTGAGTAATCAGTTCTGGTAGGTTCAAACTGCTCATTAACATCCATGACGTCCATAATTCCAATAGCCCGAGTTCTGTATCCAAAACGTGGCGGGAACAACTGAACCTGTGGCAAGGGTGGTCTTACAATATCTTGAATCATAGACTTAGGAAGAGTTACGGACCGTACAGCTCTTGTTAATAAAGCTTCTTGTGTGTCAGCAAATGGCCCCATATAATCGTAACGGATCTGTGGATCCTCAGAAAGAATGGGACGATTCTTACTATGATCATAAACTGAATCTTGATTCATTGAAACCTCGGCTTCAGATGCTGGAAATGCTTAGCTGTTCTAGGGTGGAATTCTGCAGGAACGTTAGCTGATACATTTGCTTTACCGTCATTAACTAAATGTGGTGCGGGAGCTAAGTCTTGTTTAGGTGCGTTTCTACGAACATACATAAGAAGACTTCCATCTTCTTCATTTACCTTAGCAGCTACTTTTAGTCTGCGATCTGGTTTTAATCCGTCTGGCCACATGTACTCACCCGGATCAATTCGCTCACCTTTGTGAACACCGCGTTGATATCCACGTTGGTTTTGGCGTGCCTTAAGTGAATCGAGGACTGTATCTGAAGTTGCGTAAGGCTTGCCTCTATCGTCACGACGAGAACGAATTGTTCCTAAGTAACCATCTGGGTATTCTGCTTGAGGTGCTCTTCCCACACCCATACGCAAGAAGTCCATAGAACTTCTTGGTACAACAGGCGTGCCTCCACCACCAGTGGTGGTGTAAGCGCCAATGTAACCACTGGCTCCGAGGTACTGCCAATTTTGATGTGAGGAAGGCATACCTAAAGTTTACTTCTTTTTAGGGCTTGAGGCTTTCTTAGTTGCCTTTTTCTTTGAGTCATCCAAGATAGCGTTAAGCTGCTTTGTGATCTCTGGAAGAGCAATCTTGGCGATTAGACCAAATGCTGGGTCCTTTGGGTTGAACGCACGAAGCGCTACTGGGATTACGGCAATCAAACCTGCTGCAATAAGGCCCTTTGGATCTGTGTTGCCTGTGGCAAGTAGTGCTCCGGCTGCTGCAATAAATGAGCGGCCGTAAGATGCAAGCATTGCCTTTGTTTTTGAATCTAGTTTCATAATTACTCCTTGTTATTTCGTTCTGCGATCATTACGTATAGATCGTCAATTCTTGATTCTAATCTGTTAACGGCATCTTTTAAACTACTACCAGAATTTGGTTTTAATTCAGATAGATAATGTTTTACCATCCAACGAACCATAATGGCAAATGCGCCAATTAAAGAAGTTATCGAGAGCGCAAACGCTGCCCAGTCTTGAGGTGTCATTAAGTCTCCAAGAGATCAAGTTGTAAGCGTAACTATGATACACAAATTACACCTAGTCATGTTAAAGTATGAACATAGTTAAGAAGGAGAAAAAATAATAGCTCTGCGCCTATTCGCAGCATTAATTCTCACACTATTCCTCTTTATATTGGGACAAAATTCAGCACAAGCCGAAGAAACAACCGAGACTACGGTTGTAGTTAGCCCTGCCTCCACAGATTCTTCTCCAAATACTGGCGGTCCAACTCCTGCCCCAGAGACTTCTCCGACTCCAACGCCGACACCCGCTTCTTCAGACTCTTCAACATCAACTTCACCAACACCCAGTCCAACGCCAACCCCAACCCTAACCCAAACAGAAACCACAACATTAGTTACTCCCTCCACTGTTGAAACAAAAATTGAAACCGCAACTATAGCATTAAATACTGCGGTTGCTGCAGCCAGCACTGAGCAAGTAACCGCTGCTGCTGCACCCGTAGCAACAGCTCAAGCAGACATCTCAACAGCAACCGCTGCGGTAGCAGTAGCCGTGACAGCAGTTGCAGCCGTAGATACTCAAACAGCAGTAGTAACGCAAGCCGTTACTAACGTAGATTCAGCTACAGCAGTAGTGGCTACAGCCACAGCAGCAGTAGAGTCTCAAACAGCAGTAGTAGCAGTTGCAACAACTAACTTAACTAATGCTCAAACTACATTGACCGCTCTTCAAAATACCCCTTCAGATAGCAAAACCTACACAACTGAAGGATATGTAGCCCCTGTTGCTCCAGAAACCCCAACCGTTACTACAACCACACTCCCAACTATGTATGATGGCTTTACAAAAATTAATACGCCTTTTGACATAAAAATGGGTAACACTGTGTACGAAGGTCAAGGAACAAACAGCCAAATTTACGTGTCCTCTAAGGCAACTATTACCTTTGGCAATGGAGACGTTAACTGGTGGGACTTCCCAGCAGGTCCTCACATCTCTGTATTTGGCAGTGATTTTATGAACGATAACGCAAATGGCTCTTCAACTGTTGTAAAAACTACCGAAACTACTTTAGAAGTCGATTGGAATTTGCACAAATTTGCACAACCAAATAGCCCGATTACAAATGTAAATTGGAAGATGACAGTCAACCCAACAACAGGGGAATGGACTGGTGTTGGAACGGTTGCGGGAAATACCACCGATCTTCATAACGGACCACGTATCGGTGTTCGTGAAGCAGCAGGTCAAGCAGTAAAGCCAATGACCAATGTAACCAATGAAACTTTAACGGCTCAAATTACAAGCCAAACAGCCGTAGTTGTTGACAAGACAGAAGTTAAAGCAGTTGAAGTTGCAACTTTAAATACCCTTACAGAAGTGAAAACAGTAGCAGTGACAGAACTTGCAACAGCTCAGACCACATTAACAACAGAAAATCAAACATTGACTACCCTCCAATCAACGGCTACTACAGCGATTAATACTGCAAATCAATTAGCGGATACTGCAACAGCTAGCGTAGCAACAGCTGTCACAGCTCTTCAAGTTCCGGTTCCTCAAGAACCAGCGCCAACTCCACAGCCGCCAACGCCAGAGCCACCAGCACCGCAGCCAGAGCCACAACCCCAACCACAACCTTCTTCACCTGAACCTACTCCTGTTCCTCAACCTGAGCCTCAGCCTCAGCCTCAGCCCGAGCCTGCTCCTCAGCCAACAAATCCTTCTGAGCCTTTGCCAGAGACACAACCACAGCCTGAGCCTTTACCAGAGCCAACCCCAGAGCCTGAACCTGTTCCTGAGCCTGAACCTTTACCTGATCCTGAGCCTGTTCCAGAACCTTTACCTGAGCCCGAGCCTGAACCAGAGCCACTTCCACAAGAGCCCGCACCTACTGAGCCCTCCACAGAAGAGCCAGAGACACCCACAGAACCCCAACCAGAACCGGTAGAGCCCGAAGAGCAACCCGTAGAGCCCGAGGCGCCTGTTGAGGAAGTTGATACACCCGAGGAATCAACACCAGAACCAGAGTCACCAGAAACAGAGCAAGAAAATCCGTCCACAGAACCATTAGAACCTCCTATTGAAGAGTCTGAGCCTATCACACCTGAAGAGGAAGTTGTCAATGCGGTTGAGGATGTCCTATCTGATGGCAAGCTTTCTGCTGCCGATGCTGAGGCTGTTATGGATGCTCTAAACGCAGATGGAGAAGTTACTGCTGAAGAAGTTGGAGCGTTATCTGAGGCCCTATCTGCTGATGGCAAGTTAACTACTGCTGAAAAAGAGTTGGTAGCCGAAGCCCTTATTGAATCTGTAGCCCCTGGAGAAACTCTTACATCAGAGCAAATTCAAGACGCGGGCATTGAGTATAAGGACCTTCCCGCGGATACTCCTGTTGAGGTTAGGCAGGATGAAAACGGAAATGAAGTTATCATTACAGCAGACGTTGCTGCAGCCCTCGTGCTACTAGAGAACCCTGCGGAGTTAATTGGCGCAATATTTGATGACCCTGGTCAAGCCCTGCAAGCACTTGGAAGTATCGGTGCTGATATGTCAGATGAAGAACGTGAAGAAGCGACCGAAATGGTAGTTGCTGCCGTTGTGGCTGCAGGCGCTGCTATTAATGCAGTTGGTGCAGCAACAGGAAGCACTGGTGGAAGCACTGGTGGTTCTGGTGGCGGAGGTAGCTCTGGTGGCGGAGGTCCATCAGGAGATTCTAAAGGCGTTAGGAGACGTAAACCTTGAAGATTATTAGAGACATGATTGACCAACTATGGACATTGTTAGGCATGTTTATTGCCTGGGTTGTTCTTGACGGATCTGCAAAGACTGTTGTTGGGTACGCAATTATTGGAACTTTATTTGCTTGGGCCGTTACCTATCCCCTTCGTAACCCTAAGGATGAGGAATAATGAAATCAATCGGAAATATTATTTTAAGAATCGTAGCTACGTTTGCAGCTAGCGGTCTATCTGTTATCGGTGCTGGAGCTATTGCAGGAGTTGACACTCTCACAGCAGTAACTGTAGCTGGTCTTACAGCTGTTGCAGCAGTGGTTGAAAAACTTGCCCGCGGCTTTATGAATGACGGTAAATTAGATCTAGAAGAGATAAATGCCGCATTTGCTGCAGTAGATACTAAGGCAAAGAGCGAGTCTGATCTAAAGGTTGAGGCTAAACAAAATGGACATGACATTGTAATCAGTGCTGCAGGCGCTGTCTCTTACGCAGCTGCAACTAAGCCTGATGGTGAAGTCCCAGCAGAACAACCTGTAGATGAAGATTGGGATAAGCGATAATGGCAGATCAAGGAACAGCAGCCCGTCTTATTGAGGTTGCTACAGCAGAGCTAGGAACCATTGAAGGTCCTAAAGATAACGAAACCAAGTACGGTGCGTATACTAAGGCTAACTTTCAGCCATGGTGTGGATCATTCGTAAACTGGTGCGCTAACGAAGCCGGTGTAAAAGTACCTAATACTGTTTACACACCTGGTGGAGCAGCAGCATTTAAGAAAAAGAACGCATGGATCGATGGAGATCTAGCAGACCCAGAACCAGGAGATATTGCGTATTTTGATTTCCCTTCAGATGGAGTCGATAGAATTTCTCACGTAGGTATTGTTATTAAAGACAATGGCGACGGAACTGTTTGGTGCATCGAAGGAAACACAAGCCCGGACGATAAAGGATCACAACGTAATGGTGGTCAAGTATCTAAGAAACTTCGTGCGTATAAGAAGAACCCTAAGAAGGTTCAGATTTCTATTGTAGGATTTGGCCGCCCTAAGTTTGGCGGAGCTCCTGCAGCACCTGTAGCTACTAAGTGTTCTTGCTGCGGTAAGTAATTAAATAGAAATCCCCCCAGTTATTAGCTGGGGGGATTTTTTAATTTCCGCCTAATACTATTAATTCTCGTCTTGGATCTATACCGTCACCAAGAACTAAAGAAATGATTCCCGGCGCACTATCTAAACCAGATTTATCTCTAAACCAAGCAGACCCATTATCCATAGAAGGATTCTGTATAAACAATCTAGGACCTACATTTTGGGCACGATAATGATGATAGTGACCAACGTTTAAGATGTCTGCATCTGCTACAGAGCAACGACCCATAACTTGTCCTTGCCACCACTTAACCATGTCACGTGCCTGATGGCCGTGAGCCATGCCGTACATAACCCCACTTAGATTAACAGTCAAGGTGCTGTCATCAGCAGCTGGATAACGGAACTCAACCCGATCTTTTAAGAATTCGCTTTCCTTACATATGTCTTCTACTTGAGCAACCACATCAATTTGCCAGGAGTCTTCAGGACGTCCAACTAAAAAACGCTGTACTTCATCGTGGTTTCCAGGAACTACCGGAACAATGATCTTGTCAGCTAATGGTGCTAAAGCTTTGATCTGTGCAAGTAACATTCTGCGACCTACTCGCACTTGCTCTGAGACACCAATGTCATGGCGTCCCATTACCTTGCCTTTTTGACTTGTCATACCCTCAATACAATCCCCTAATTGAGGTAACGCAATCTGACCAATACCGTACTTAGTAGCTAAATATTTATGGTGCTCAACTGCTTCATTAATTGAATTTAAAACCCTATCAATAATGAGAGGTGTATCGTCTTTACCGTACTGAGTATCTCCAATGCTGTACACAGCAGTTAAGTCACCCCTTGATTTAATAACTTCTGTAGGTTCCCAAGTAACAATTAAAGACAGTAATTGTTCTAGGTCATAGTCAGGACTAGTTGATTTACCTGAAGGTACAACGTTAACTCTAAACGACTCTAACCAATCACCATTAAAGGTTTGCCAACGTGAGCGTCTGTGAGATACAACAGTCCACTCAGCTGGATCTAGCTTTGCCTCAATAAGAATTTCTTCTGCACCCGGAGTATTACCGTCTGGGCGTGGTGTGGAAACAATAAAGCCACCATCCGTTCCAATTTCAGAACGTGGTCGCCATGCTTCTGGAATAACTTTATTTAACTTGTCAGAACCTTGATTACTGGTTTGAATTATTGCATCATAATCATCTGCTAAAGACATACACAATCTCCTTGTCGGTGGTCACGAACAGCGGTTTTGCCAAACGTGCCCCCGGCACGACGGAGCAACATAAATAGATCTTTTGTACTTAAGTCATCATCTTCAATAGCTGTGTCTAAAGCTTTCTTATCTTCTTCAGAAAGGGTAGCTGCCCATTGTCCTACAATGCATGATTTTAAAGTATTCATTGTTTTTACTTCCGCATACAAATCTTGCAATGACATAAATGCCTCCAATTTTTAGTCCAATTGCAGTACTAGGCCCTGAGGAAACCCCAAGGCCTAGTAACTAGCATACATCAAATTAGTAAGAAGTGCTATTTCCTGAATCAAAGTTTGCACGGTCACGCTTTGCAGCGGTGCTGATAACAATTCCATTTGCCTGAGTTGCCCCGGCAGCTGGGTCTGTCATCTTTGTGTAGCGAGGTGCGCCCTTAATTGAGTAGGCAGCTCCTGCACGATCTTGACCTGTAGCAGACACGTTTGCACGTGAAGGCTTTGACTGTGCGTACGGATCGCCAGCCGCTGTGTTCTTCTTCTTAACAAGTGTGCCAGCCTTTGGTGATGCAGATGGAGAAGTAAACTTAATTCCATCCTTCATCATAGGTTGACGACCTTGCTTTGCCATACCTGCAAGCGCCTCGTCAGGGCTTGGGATTGAGCCTTTTGCCATGGTGTTCCTAACTGTTTAGAGATCTCTTAAAATAAAGAATATATCAATTTACATTGATAGTAAAGACTATTGCAGAAATTTGTCCGTCTCGGGAATCTACCGTGGTAAATCCTGGTCGACAGCTTAGATCTAAGCCTCTTGGAGCAACGTAGCCCCGGGCAATTGCAATAGCTTTTACTGCTTGATTTACTGCGGAAGCCCCTACCGCCCGTAGCTTTACTTGTGGCCGCTCATATAAAGCGTGTGCAATAGCTGAGCCAACCGACTGTGCATTAGAACCTGCACTTACACGCAGGAACTGCTCTTCTGCGGAATCTTTTTCTATCACGTTTTGTAGTCCTTAGGTTTCGATTTAGAGTCGCCCTCTAGGGAAAACGGTACGTTATTTAAGGGGTTGCGTCAGCGTATCCAGCCTCTTTTAAAAGCTTAACAAAGTCTTCTAGCCGTAGCATAACCGGCCATTCCCCTATATTTGCCTCTCCTTGGCCGTTTAATCTAAGAACTGCAACTGGCAGGTCTAACCCGTTATGACGCTCTTTTAGTTGCTTTATAGCGGCTGATGGGTTGAAATCTTTTCTAGCCTTGACTTCCCAATCAATACCTATGGTGCCGGTAACGTCTGTTCCTGAACGACCAGCTCCAGTAGACTCGGCGTAAGGCCAACCATTTTCTACTAAATAGTTAGCTACGATTTTTTGTGACTTATACCCACGATGTTTTCTACTCTGGGATGGCATTACGCATCCTAGTTTGAATTAGATTTTCTAGGTCTTCTATGGTGCCGTTGTTAATAAAGATTTGATCAACCTTGTAGCCATCCATTTGAGTCTCAGATATATGCCTATTTACAGCCTCTACCCCTAGACGTCTTACTCTCCAAATTTGACCGCCCAAGGACTTAAGAATCTCCGCTTCATTCTCAAAACGAACATCGGCTATTACGATCTTGTCATCAACGCCCACGTTAGCTAATGCGGAAATAATCCAGATGTCTTCAGCAATTACTTCACGAGCAGCAACCCCAACATTTTGTAAAAGCATTCGTACTTGAGGTTCTTGCTTAGCTTTATCCCAACCTACAAGATCAACTAAACCCTGCAAGTAACCGCTTGGACTGCAGGCTACTAAAGGATTCATGGCATACAGAAAGTCTCTGATCTTGTCAGCAAAAGCAATTCTTTTGTATCCGTACTTCTCTACAAGAATATTAGCAACGGTGTCTTTACCTGATTGAGCATAACCAGTAAGCCCAATGATTTTGTAATCAGTGGAGATGTTTAACTCTTCGTCGGTAAATAAAGAAAGCTGTTCCCAGGTTGGCTTCATGGTGTCATCCAACTGCTTCTACCAAGAGACTTGTTAATGTTAACTCGTCTCGTGATCTCTCTGTTAATTAAAGAAATGTCCTTTGATAAACGATCTGAAATAATGTGAATCAATCCGTGGTAATTAGACAGCTCTTGCAAAGCATCTGCCTTGGCACGATATTCAGGATCCACTTCAATCTCAGCGTCAATCATAGCTACAGCAGAACCAGCCTTCTTGAGAGCCAACTTCTTCTGTGCTTTGATCACATTCAAGTTCTTGTCTGCCTCAGACTTGTCAACATCAGCGCACCAAAGCTGTAGGTTAATAAACTCTAAATACGCAACGTACTTAGCGTACAGATCCATTACCTGTTCTTCCATCATATCTGTTAGATCAGGTGGAATTACCGGAGCATCGTAACCGTACCCCTCGTTAACCAACAAGCCTTGATCTTTTAAAGCCCCTATTGTTTTCTTGCTAGCTTCAGCAACTCTTAATTCAATTGGACTCATTGTCCGCCCCACCCTCCGCCTTTAAATTGAACTCCTGGAGAAGAAAATACTCTAAACGCTTCGTTACCGCAACTACACATTACTGCAGGTGCTGGGCCATCTTTCATAGGAAAGAAACTACTTATAATCTTTAAACACGACTCGCACTTGTATTCATAATCAGGCATTAGTTACCTCCATGTAAGGTTGACAGCGCTTACATCCCTTTACAGGGTCAATGTTACACACAGGTGGCCGGTTGTTGTCAACTGCCCAAGCGACGTCCAGAGCTTGGTCGAACAGGTCTTTTGTAAATTCTGGATTGTATTTAACAGTGAACTCTTTATAATCTTGGTTTGCTTTAAGCTCATAGATAAAAACAATCTCATCAGGGGCAGAAGGTAGGTCACCGTTCTCTACCATAAGATGAGTTAGGTGCAAGTAAACCTGACCCTGTAGTTGATGAGATCTGAACGGTGCTCGGATATTGCGCCAAGCCTTTTCTAGATCACCGTCAGACTGAGCTAAAAGTGCGGGGGCTTCAAAGCGCAGTGTTCCAGCACCAATTGACTTAATCTCAATAAGGCAGTCTTCTCCTAGGTTCTTTACCCAACCATCAGAGTGCCCACCAATTTTATGTTTATTACTCCAAAGAGGAACTTCACGGTATTCAAATACACCGCATTCAGGATCTTCAAAGTTTAACTCTGAAGCTACTTCCCAGTCTGAAGGACCGCACTCAAAGCACTCCCACTTACCATAAAGCACGCCCATCTCTGTGAGCCACTTCTGCCACTTAGCGTGGATAGTATGACCCTCGTCAAAAATAGACTGAAGACGTAAAGTAGGTTTTTCACGAACCTCTTTATAGTTACCTTTAATTGCATGGTACTGAGCAAGATGGCACCACTCAGGTTTGATCATGTCAGATGGATGAATAATATCCATACGACGATTATCAAAAGGCTTAGCCAACAAGTGGCGTTCAATAGCGCCAACTAAACGAGTCTCACGTTTGTTTGCGTCTAGGTATGCCTTTAACGAAACCGTCTTAGGTTTGCCCGTATTTGCCATCCTGATCTATCCATTCGTCTAGTGTTAAGCCTTGTTTTTCATACTTACGCTTTGCTGCATTTCTCTCTCTGTGTGACATGCCACCAAAGATGCCGTGCAACTCGTCATTTATAATAGCTTCTTTTAAGCATTCTTTGCGAACTGGACACGCTGGACGCCCGTCCTTTCCCCAACAAATTGCTTTAGCTTTGTTAGCTATTGGTTTATACAGCGCCTTGTCTCGTGGAGGAAAGAATATCTCTGTATCTTCTCCCCGACATTTAGCCTGATATCTCCAAGCCCAGCTGGGCTCGTTGTCAAATTCCATTTACTCACCTCTGATTGCGTTACGAAGTTCAAGAAAGTCCTCCTCTCCTAAAACTACATAGTTCTCGCCATCAAGGTGAAGACCTAATACCGGAATACGACTATCGAGGATAGCTTCGGTTGTGATCTTCTTAAGAACTTCTGATTTAATGGTTACTGATTTTTTACCAGTCCACTTGTGCTCAATCAAAAGATCATCACTTCTTACATCCCCTTTACGCGACCAGAAAGCGCCTGACGCTGCAGAACGCTGCCCATCCACCAATTTCTCTAAACGCTTTTCGTGCTTTAGAGACTCTTTTTGTCCTTTACTCTTCATCAATAGCCAATATTGGTTGAGCCTTAATAGTGCTCATAACTGCCTTACTTAACTCTTCACGAAGATCAACTTCTTCTCTAAGAGAATCGATAAGAGCCTGAGCTCCCTGCCACTTACGATCACCGTAGTACATCCAACCACCACGACGTTCTACAACCCCATTAAGAATAGACAGAGCCACAATCTCCTTGCCGGTGTCATAGCCACCTGCATCAATTGGACCACCATCTGCAAAGTAAAAGTCTAGATATGCGGTCTGTTGTGGAGGAAAAGTTTTGTTCTTAATAGTACGAACACGAATAGTTTGACCTACTCGACGCTTGCTTTCTCCGGTGCCAACCTCTACCCAATCATCACGCTTTACTTCACATCGCACGCTGTACGCATAATCTTTACCTAATCCACCAGGAGTGGTTCTAGGATCTCCATGCATAACACCAATCTTCATGCGATATTGATTAATCATAATACCTAGGACTGGTCGTTCGGATTCGATGAGGTCTCTTTTGGTAGCCGACGCCACTTTTCTAAAGAACTTATTGGTAATAAGTGCGCCACGACCCACAGTAAATTCTTCCATGTGTTTTTGATCTTCTGCGCTAGGAACAAGGGCTGGAAGGGAATCCACAACAACCATGTCAACAGCCTTGCTTTCCATGAATTGAATAACCGAATCAAAAGCATCCTCCATACTATTAGTTTCTACAAGTAGTACACGACTGTTGTCTACCCCGCAAAGTTCTGCGTACTTAGAGTCAAAGTCTTCTGCAGCAATCCATACCGCAGTAAAATCAGGGTTAAGCTTTTGGTTAGCAGCAATTGTTCTTAGTGCAATTGCGGTCTTTCCGTGTGAGGCTTCTCCAACTAATTCAACCCAACGATTCATAGGCCAGCCACCACCGAGAACAACGTCAAGTGTTAGAGAACCTGAAGTTATACGTTGAGAAACCTGTGCGTCACCAGCCAATATGACAGTGTTTGCACCTAGCTTCTTGTTAATACCTGCTGCAATTTTTAGAGCCTCTGTGCTTAGTGACATTACTGAATCCTATCTACGATTATGTTTGGATTAAATCCTCCGCTTTGTGAAGGCTGTTTAGCTGCTATAGGAGCACCACCGTTTCCGGTACCCCCTACACCAGTTCCAGCCTGAACAATTGGATAGCCGCAATCATAACAACGTTTGCGCTGAGTGCCAACTGGGGCCATGTAATTGCCTGACATACATCCAGGACAACGTTCGTCATTTCTAGCGCTTTGAGCTTTACTAACTAATTGATCTTGTTGAGGATCATATGAAACTCGAACGTTTGGATTCTGTTGGGGTGGGCGATATACATTTGGTTGAGGAACAGACGTAGGTGGTGTATCCGGTAAGGGACCGTTCGCACCCATTTTTTTAGCCCACCAGTTATTAGTCATTATCTAATGTCACTTTCGAATCAATTAGCCCAATATTTTTTAAAGTAGAAATACAAGAAACTGAAGAAGCTAAAGCTACCATCTTAAATAAAGAATGTAGCTGATCTAAGTTTTCTTCAGGAATTGCTTCATTAGGAAGTGGATTATCTAAAGTGTATGCAGCAGTAGCTACTTTTCCAAGGATCTCTGAATGAGCGTCAATGAAAGGGAGTAAACCAGCAATGTTTCCTAAACGTTGCTCGTGAGCCTCTTGCTCCATGTCTGCAACCTCGTCTGAGATAGGGGGTAAACCCATCATCTCTGCAATACCTTCTGTAGGAGTGAGCATTGCATCGTAAACAATTTGTCGCATTAAAACGCTAAGTGGTACCTGAGTAACATTAACAATATTCCTCTTACGTCTCCAAAACATTATTTAGCCTCTCCCCATCGTTTTACAATCGTAATATCGGCAAGCATAGGAACATTCAACGCTGTAATGCCTTCCATAGCATTACGAATCTGTTCGGCAGTTTCCTCTGCTAATTCAGTTGGGGTAACAGTTACTAACTCATCGTGCACAGTTAGAATCAACGAAGCCCTTTCTGGAATCATTTTGTTAGCCCTAATCATAGCAAGCTTAATGAGGTCAGCAGCAGACCCCTGAATGACCGTATTGAAGGCCTGGCGTTCTGCTCTAGCCCTCTTCCAAACCTCGGGGGACCGAAGGTCTGGCAAGTACCTACGTCGTTTTAAAAGGGTGCTTACAAATGGAATTGGAGCTTGTTTACGGCTGTCGCTTACAACCTGCTTCTTGTACCTGGCAACGGCAGGAAACTTACGCACGAACTCATCAAGAAGATCCCGCGCCTCAGCAAGAGAACAACCAATTGATTCAGAGATCTTGTCAGGACCTACTCCGTAAGCTAAAGATAGAACAAGCACCTTTCCGGCTTTTCTATCTACGCCCATAGTATTTCCGATAGTTGTGTAGATGTCCTCCCCGTTTAGGTAAGCTCCGCACATAATTCGATCTTGACTAAACGACGCAATAACTCGAGGTTCAATCTGACTGTAGTCAGCTACCACCAAAGAGTGACCTTCTGGAGCTACAAACAGGTTTCTAATGGCTTTGCCATTACTAGTGTGAGGTGCAGGAACGTTTTGAAGATTAGGATTACGACTAGAAAATCTTCCGGTCTCTGCGCCATACTGGACAAAGTCTGTATGAATGCGTCCGTTTAACATGAGGCTTTTCTTAGCAGTGACCTTAGACTTTCCCAGCAACGTTCTTGTTATATCCCCGCCTAGATATGGAATTACGTACGTAGTTAATAGCTTGTTTAAATCTGAATACTCAATCAAAGCATCTACTAAAAGATCTTTACCAGCAAAAGCTTGAAGTGCTGGTTCAGCAACTGAGTAATCGGCAACTGAAGATGGCAACCCTTCTTCAGCACGCTTTTGCCCTGCCGGAGTGAGAACCTTAGGGCGTAAACCTCTTCCACCTTCCTTCTTTGGTGAGTACAAAAGCTTTTGTTTCTCAGGAACACTATTAATGTTAATAGCTCTACCCGCAAGACGGTAAATTGTTGCCTTACAAGTCTCTAGCTGAACTTCAAGGTTAGACTTTAGAGTTTCTAACTCAGACACGTCAATGTCTGCTCCACGAAGTTCCATACGACAGATAACCTCTAGAACATCCATCTCTAAGTTAAAGATGCCACTGAGCCCGTCTTTTAAAAGATCTTCTTGATACTTTAGGTATAGTTTCCAAGTCCATTCAGCATCAAGACCGGCGTAGGTAGCAACCTCATCAAAGCTGTGCTTCTCTACCTCTTTACCAACACCTTTTACCATCTTGTAACCGAATTCCCGCTGTAAGCAGTCATCAAGTCCTAGATCATTACGGTTTTGATTATCTAAAATAAATGCAGCGTTTAGGGTACAAAAATACTTTGGGGTAGGCAAAGACCCTACATACTTAGTAACGCTTTGTAGATCAAACTTAAGATTATGCCCCACTTTTAATTTATCGCTAGTAAGTAAAGGCTTAAGAGCTTTAAACACCTCTCCCGCAGTTAGTTGATCTGGTGCTGGACCAAAGATGCGTACAGCTTTACGTTCATCTTTGCTGTAATCAGATTCTCGTAACTCCATACCTTTGGCAACTCTTGCTGCTGAGGAGGGTAGTAAAGGATATTCGGTACGCAAGTATTCACCGTTTGGGTGTCCCATGGGAATTACATCGACTCGACCATGAGTTGCTAAAGCAATCCAAGTAACAGTGTTTTGACGTGGGTCTCCTCTGTGATTACCTACAGTTTCTACGTCAAATGCAAATGCTGGTTGATTTGAATAGTAATCAATTACTTCTAATAAATCTACAGATGTAGTAATGATGTTCATTGCGCTCCTTGATTAAGTGCGTTGGGGGCTCATTAGAGAAAGGAGACAAGAGACTGAGCCCCCAACACGATTATTTGAGGTTAGTTACCTGATGCAATTTCACGAGCAATTTCAGCAAGTTCAGCTTTGGTAGATGTATGAAGTGCATCTGGTCCAAGTGGCTTCATTGTTTTAATTAGCTCTGCAGCTGCTACAGGGTCAATACCCCAATCCTCAGCAAGGTCACGCTCTTTTACAGGTGTAACTGAGTATGATGTTTTTGTACCGGTACCGCTTTTGCTTACAGCCCAGTAAATGTCAGGACGATTAAGTGGACCTGTCTTCTTGTCAGAATCAAGTTTCTCAAGTTGTCCGCATAGACGAACTCCAACAATCATTAACTGAAGTTGTGGATCTTCGTCAGATAGATTAAGAACAGTAAACGCAAACTTTTGATCTGGCTTACTTCCTACAGCGATTAGCGGGTCTCCCTCACCAATGCTGATGAATGACTTCTTTCCTGGACGATTAACCCAATGCTGCATAAAGCTCATTGGCTCATTACCAATGAATTTAATTAGCTGGACATCCTCGTCAAAACGGAAGTCTGTTGCGAAGGTTTTGTTGGACTTCTGTACAGCCTTCTTAGCTGCTGCCCAACCGGTTTGGATTACAGAAGAACGTTCTGGAGTTTCTGTTTCGTCTTCTGCTTGGAAGATCTCTTCGAGAACTTCTGGTGTTGGTGTGTCAACTACATAAGAGTCGACGTTTGGTGTTGCGTTGTTTTCAATGCGGATACCCATTTGGGTATCTCCTTTCAGTCAGAGGTCAATGGATCATGGTCATATTAAGTTGTTTCTTGAGAATGAATCTTAGTCCACTTCTCCATCAATTCAATTGATAGATCAGGATGTCGATTCCAATCAATCCTAGGAGCTTCAAGAAGTCCCCGAGATTGAAAGCTCTCGATAGTTGCTTCGACAATTGCTTTGCTGTACATCCGCCATCCGGGCTTCTTTACACCATTAACAATCATTGACTTTAAGCGATAGGGTGCACGTGGTATATAACCTTTTCGTTCCCAAAGCCTCAAAGTAACTAACGGTCTGCCTAATGCAAGAGCAAGTGCTCCAGCACTAAACAATTCTATCACCTTACCGTTTGGTAATGCTTTCACTTGTGGATCAGTATTCCAAGCGTTTGGCGTAGAAACTTTACGTGGTTTTACATTTGGATCTGGCTTACGACGTTTCCGTTTTGAGCCTGGGTAGTAATCATCCAGGCTTTTAAACAGTTTGTCAACTTCGTCGTTCATATTTACCTTAAGATTTAGAAGGAATAAAAGCCCAAATAATTTTCTTAGGGAACATCGTGTCGATGTCCTCTTCGGTTAGTTTACCCTCATAAAGACACGCCATAACCTGATCCTCATTAAGAACAGGCTGCATGGTGTAACAACGGTCTTTAAGATTCTTTTCTTCTAGAATTCTAGAAGCTGCCTCTGGGTCAAGGCTTTGAGTAACCTTGCGTTGACGTTGTAAAGATCGATATCCGTCTACTTCTTCTTCTAGTGGATACCACAAATGACCCTTGTCATCTGGCTCTCCTTCTCGGTCTACAAGATCAGAAAGAAATGTTTTAATTTGAGTTTGTTCTTTACTTAAGTCGTCGATCTGACGCTTAATAGCAATAAATTGTTGAACTTTACTTAATACTGAGCTAACCGGTTTTTTGTCCGGTGGGATGATATTTGGCATGTTGCCTCCTTTAAAAACATCCTATACCACCCCACCGACAAAGTGCAAGTTACTTGATGGTAATAGTTTTAGGCTTCTTTTCCTCAGGAAGTTCTTGCTTCAAGGTAATTCGAAGCAGACCGTCTTTGAGCTCAGCGCCCTTTACAACTACGTATTCAGCTAGGGCAAAGTTCTGTGAGAATTCTCTACCTGCAATGCCTTTATGAACATAGTTAGTTTCTTGATCTGAGAGTTTGCCCTCTACGGTTAGGGTAAGTTCTTTAACCGTAATCGTGATGTCTTTCTTTGAGAAGCCGGCTACGGCCAACTCCAGGATGTGTTCATCCTTGTCTTTAAGAACATTGTACGGAGGGTAGGTTGAGGTCTTTGCTTCTAGAGCAATTTCCTTGAGAGTTTCAAACATTGGGTCAAACCCAATAGCCCATCGGTTGATATTTGGGAACAAAGTATTGATCGTAATTGGGGCCGGAATCTGCGAGGGTTTCTTGTGCCAGTCGTGTTCTGGATAGCCTTTTCCAGGCATAGGAATCATAACCATAATTATCTCCTTAGACGATAACTAGTAATAGACCCCCCATTGTGGGCAGGTCTTAGGGTGTAACAAGGATATCAGGAAATTTATTCCGAAATGTACTTTTTAAGTGCCTCAACAATTACGTCTGTGACAGTACGGTTTTCTATGGCAGCTTTGTCTTTTACAGCGGCCCAGAGATCTCCGGCAACACGAATAGTACGTGTAGGGGTTTTAGGTGCGTTAGGCATGTATTAAGTTTAAACCGTGATGTTCTGTAAGAAAGCCCTAAGTGATCCCGCAGTTAAAGCTACTCCACCCCTGTCATCAATGCCTTCTCCGTCTACTACAGCAGCTGCTACGGCTATTTTTTGCTGCAACATAGCGTGCTGACGTTCTTCGATAGAGCCTTCAATTAAAAAGTCTTGAATAACTATGGTCGACCAGGTAGAAGACGCTCTGCGAATTCGACCATTCCTTTGTACAGCCAACCCAGCATTCCACGGCAAGTCGTAATTAATGAGTAAGTTAGCCTGAGGCAAATCCACGCCATACCCACCAGCATCAGAACTAACAAGGATGCGAGTACTAGGATCAGTCTGAAACTTAAGTTTAGACTGTTCTTTATCCTTTGCATTCATTTCTCCCGTGTATGGGGTGCTTCCCCAATCTGATAGCAAAGTATCTCTAATAATGTCTACCATGTGTACGTAACTAGTAAAGATAACCACCTTATTTCCATCGTACGCACTTAAAAAGTTGTCTACATACTCTTTTAGAGCAGAAAGCTTGGGAGAGCGAACAACCCCTTCTAAACGACCACTTTCCTTTAGCTCTGCAACATAGTTAGAAGTCTCTAAAGAAAATTGAAGTAAACCTGGGTGATCACACAGCATTCGTAGGGATGTTAACTTGGACATTATTTTTCCTCGTAAAGCGTCTGCGCCTTCCCAAGAGTTTTCTTGCCCATAGTGAGAAAAGATATTGAAGTCTGTTCCATAAGAATCTAATGCCTCATCAAGATCTGTAAGGATTTCGTTGACAATACTTTTATACAACTTTGCTCCTGCAGAATCAAAAGGAACCAAAATAGGTTCTGCAAATATTGTCTCTGGAAGGTACGGAGCTACGTCTGGATCAGATTGACGTTTACGAACACACGCTTCTGTAAGCGTAGTATTTAACAGGGGCAGGTTTCGGTACCGCTCTACGCCGCCAAATCTATTTCTAACAATAAACGTTTGGTCAAACAAATCAAAACGTCCAAGAACGCTGTTGTCAACAAACTGCATGATTGAGTAGAGCTCTTCTGGTTTTCCGTTTTCTACCGGTGTACCAGTAAGAGCAAATTTATAGTCGCTTTTTAATTTCTTTACGTATTTGGATCGTTTAGATCTAAAACTTTTGATTGCTGTGGCTTCGTCGCAGACAATGAATCCCGTAGGGAGCTGTCGTACATACTCCCAGTCGTTAACAACTTGCTCGTAGTTAATAATGACGTAATCAACGAGTGTATGCCCCCAGTCGAATGCTTGGTGGTATTGCTCTGCTCTTTGCTTTGGTGTTCCATCAATAACCAAAGGTGTTGAAGACTCATCAGTAAATTTCCTTATCTGATCCGCCCATTGATACTTTAGGCTGGATAGGCAGATAACTATACCGGGCTCCATAATCTTCTGTTCGTCCATAAGCTGTTCAATCGCAGCAATTGTAAGAACAGTTTTACCCAAACCAAGATCATACGCAACTAACATCTTTTTGCGTTGACACATAGCCTCAACAGCCTCTGGTTGATAGGGCAGTAGATTTCCAGTAAAACTCATTAGTCTTCTTTCACGACCGCATTTATAAGTCGTTTTACCGAATTACAAACTCTACAGGTAATGGAAGGCTCTTCTCCGTTATGACGTGTTCTACGATAGCTTGTGTGAGTTTGAGACCCCTCATCAAAAAGTGGGTGCCCATTTACACAATAACCAGGATCAACAGATTGCCTGTTCTTACTATTTTCAGATTTAGTTATCTGCCTAAGATGATCTGGGTTACAACAATTTCTAACTTTGCAAATATGATCAACAACCATGTCTAAGTTGACTGGTTCTTTTAAACTTGCTACAACAAGACGGTGTACTAAATAATACTTTGCGTTAATCGAGTAACGACCATATCCATCATCTATTTTTCCAGTCCAAAGCCAACAGGTATCAGTCTTGTTAACTTTGTCCCAAAAACGATCTGGAAGCTCTCCTACAGAGTTATAGTCTAAAGAAGCGTTAGCCATTAGTTTCCTCCTCGTACAATAGCCATTACCTCTACAAGTATAGCAGTGGCTGACTTAGGGGAACCGCCTCGGTAGTATTCGCTTACGTGAGCAATCTCTTTAATGATTTTTGCTCTGATCTCAGCTTCAGTCTCCGTAAATTGCTTGTTCACCAAATACGAAGTGTTTAGCCTTTTCGATGCCGTACTCGATCTGTTCACGATTCATATCTCCTATATCTTTTACGCCTGTCCCTGCATAATTAAAGAACGAACATTCCATGCCAGCCGCTTTGCACTTAGCAAACATCTCTTTAGATGCTTTTTCACCGGCTGCGTCAATCCTAGGATTATCAAAAGCAAAGATCAACTTCTCTGCTTGCCGAAACAGATCAAATTGAGCCTGGCTTACTGAAGCACCATAAGTTGCTACTGCTCCAACCTGCAGCCTGGACGAGCTAACCTTAACCACATCTAGTGGAGACTCAACTACGAGCATAGAAGTATTAAGGATTGCGTCTATACCAAATAGGGTGAGAGACTTTTGAACTCCAGCCGGCCTGTTACGAAATGTCCGATTTGTCTGTCCCTTTTCTTGCCAACCCATAAGTTTTGAACTCTGAGCATTCCTAATTGGGATAATCCAATTATCGTGCTTGGTGTCCCACTTAAGTCCGTGATGCCAAGCTGCTTGTTGAGTTAGGTGACGAGCTTGCAAAGCCCAATCTGGGACCTCATCAAATACAGCAAGGCGAGCCTCACTCATCTCTACAGGTCTAGGAGGAGCTACGTATGCGTTACGTAAATCCTCTAGTTGTTTAGCTAACTCTTCAAAGTCAACTTCGATCTCTTGTTGTAGCCAAGCCTTTGCGGCTTCGTAATCCGGACGATCAAACTTTGTCTTAAGCTCTAATACATCCGCAACAAGTCCCAACACGATGCCTTTGTATCCACAGGAGAAGCAATGGTGGACACCGGTTTCTGCATTGATTGACCAGGAAGGGTTGTTATCGTCACGTCCAACGCGTTCTAAATGCATTGGACACAAAGCAATTACTTCTCGGTTACGTCTGACTCCATCTACACCTAGACGAAGGAGTACCTTCTCAATATCTCCGTCGCGGTACATTTAATCCCTTTTTGGTGCAACTATAAAATCACCGGCTATGTGCCTAGCAACTTGAATGTAGATCTCTGCATTAGAAAACAAATCTTCTGGGTGGTACAGCTCATCAGGTTTACAGCCCCAGTTATGTTTTAAGTATTCCTTAAGTCCTGGAATCAAAGCATCTACAAACTCACCCGGAGTCATGTAGCCATGTGCACGTAACTCTTCGTCTCTATCTTTTTTACCCATTTCGAGGCTCCTTATAATCAAGTGGTGTTGGTGCTGTAGCAAGTGCGCCACACAAAGCACACTCCATATCTAACATATACAGAGAGATCTCTCCCTCTTCAAACATTGCCTGAACTTTCCATAGTAAAGAGCCGCAAATACAAACTTCTATCGGAGCGTCTTTATCTCTTAGATCTAGACTCAATTGTTTTTTCCTCCAAGTTTTCTACCAGTAGGTAATTTACCTCTAAGCATTTCTTGCCTTTGTCCCGGTGTGGTAGCTCCCCAGATACCGTCTAAATCTCTTCCGTAGGTAAGTGCGTACTGTAAGCAAGCTGTCGTTAGCGGACAGCGATTACATACTTCTCTTGCCTTTTTTACAGTGGTATGCCACTCCTCAATATAGTTCTCAGGAAAAAACAACTCTGCAGGTTCGCTAGCGCATGCTTGCGTTCCATCAAATGGTGCTGATACCGAATAAAGAGCCATACTCTTCAAACTTCCCTTCTTCCCAATCCCAAAGCAGATCACTAGATGCCGGTCCGCAGTTACGGCTCGCCACAATACGCAATTCACGGGAAGTATCGTCTTCTTCATCTTGTTTCTGAAGTCCCAAGATAACGTCAGAGTCTTGATAGAAAGAAGAAGAGTAACCAATAGCATCTGCTGATACTTGACGTTTCTTCATCTTCCATAACAGAACCTGAGTTGAGATTACGATAGGAATTTTCTTAGCCATAGCAAGTTGCTTAAGGCCTCGAGTTATGTTTGTAAGCGCCTGAGGGCTGTTCTGCTCCCCAGTTATTTCATCTAACATTAGGTAGACACCATCAACAAATGCAATGTCTGGACGGAGCTTGTCAATCTTTGCTGACAACCCTGTAACAGTCATTGCAGATACTGCATCTGTTAGATAAAACTTGTGCATGCTCTCCATGTCTTCGAGAGTCTTCTTATATCGAGTTTCTTCTTCTTTAGTTAGGCCCCCGCGAATCAGCCGAGAGTGGGCAATGTGAGCACGCATCGCATCGTGTCGATGTTGTTGCTCAATGTTGTTCATCTCAAAAGATTGGAACAAAGGAACATAACCGTCGTTGTGAACGTTTACTGCGACTTGCAAAGCAAGAACTGACTTACCTGTTTTAGGTGGGGCGATAATAGTAATTAACTGACCTGGCTGTAGACCGGCAGTTGCTTGATCAATAGTTTTAAATCCTGTGGCAATTCCTAACAAACCGTTAGGTCGTGTCTTAACATTTAAGTATTCATCAAATCGCTTTGTTGCTTCATGGGTTAGATCAAGATCATTAGAATCTCTAACGCCCTCATCAAGAAGCTTTGCTACTCCTTGACCAAGAACTGCAATAGCAGCGTTGTGATCTCCCGAAGCAATTGCTTCTGAAGCATCTTGCACTACTGAGATAGTGCTTTGACGTTTACGATATTCGATTAGCTGATCAAGTAAATAATCAACGTTGTCTTCTACTGCTAAAAGACGATATGTAGGAAAGTTATCTAATACGGTAACGCCGGTAGGAACTTCTTGATACTTTGTCCAGTGTTGACGAATAAATCTCCACACTGCTTTATTTTCTTCAACAAAGAACCAGTCGTCTTGTACACCGGCTTCTAATAAAACAGAAATGTCTCTGGTACGAATTGCACGGGAGAGTAACCGCACCTCATTATCTGCTGCCACTACAACCTCCCGATTTCTAAATACTTACTGCCGTACCTTAGTCCCCTTGATGGGATGTCCACAACTCCTTTGAGTTCTGGTCTATAGGGAAGTTCACCGACCAGATCTGCTACAGAGTTATACCTATTCACGTAGTTAAATGGGTTTGTTCCAAGATTATTTAAATCTTCAAAAACTTCTTCCATCTCTTTTTTTGAATATCCGAACCCTACTAACTCTAACGTGTACCCGTGTTTCTCCGCAAATCGCCAGAACAAAGAAAGAGACTGACGATTGTATTGAGACTCTTCTCCGAAGACGGGTATGCCTAGAACCTTCTTGACAGTAGGTGACCTGTCAAGAATGCAATCTAGAGTTACTACTACCCGAAGAGGAACCTCGTTAGAGATATCCCCGTTCTTCACTAAACTACTTCGATCTTGCCGTAGTTGATTAAGAGGTTTCTAAATGCCTCTGGGGAATGCATAGCGAGGTTAGCCTCGATTGCTGGAGCTTTGGTAGAAACGTGAGTTGCATAAACCCCGCCGTTTTGGTCCATACGCTCACGAACAAAGCGAACGTGCTTGCAAGAGCTTCTGTTTTTAAAACCTACGCAGTTACAGCGGAGCTTTAAGGACTTAGTTTCTAGCTCGACTTCGTGCACGCCTGTATCCGAAAGAAACAGTTGTGATAACTGCCAATTCTTCACTGCAAACCTCATCTTCTTAGATCCTTTCCAGAGTTTACCTCAAGTATGATGAACGCTTCATAGGCAAAGCTAGCCATTGGTGCACCGTATTGCTCTTCCCACCTGCTAAGAGGTGTATTACTTGTAACGATAGTTGGTAATCCCGAATTAAATCGAGCTCTTAACAATTCGTCAAATGTATTTTCTGCCCAACCTGATGCAGTTCGGTGTTCTTTGCCTAAATCGTCTAGAACAAATGTTCGAACGACATTCTCTTTGGCACTGTCTCCATAGATCCCATTGATCATAGTTTCAATGCTGTCATCGAAGTCAGACCACTGAGCCTTCTGAACTCGAAGAAGCCTTGGATAGTCCATAAACATGGCTGGACGCCTAAGGGTCAAATTTGGAGACCCCCAAGCCTCGGCTGACATACCCCTCAGAAGCTCCTGGAGGGCCACAGAGGCAATAGTAGTCTTGCCGTGACCAGGTTTACCTAGGAGGAGTAATCCCTTACCGCAATTAGGGCTTCCGGCCGCTTGAACAACCTTTCCCGCCTTGACAGATTTGATCCAAGACTGGACCTTTTCAAAGGATGGGTTTGGCTGCAAATCGGAGAACTCCAACCCAACGGTTTTCATTGGGAGGTTTGCTGCTCTGATCTGAGAACGGACGGTTGGAGCCAAATCTTCTAGTTTGTACATTAGCTCTCCAATAGTTTCAGCATCTTTTCCTGATGCGCCAGAGTATCTTCGTCTAAACCAATCGGTTCGTCAACTCGACTTACTTTTCCATGGATAGTTCCGTAATAACTCATAAATCTTTGATAGATCGGCAAACCTATACCAATGTCGTAGAACATTCTTGAATCCGCAAAAAACATTCGTATACCTTTTAGAATAGAAAACCTATCTACGCCTTCTGCAACTCGTTTGTTAATCCATGTAGCAAGGTGTTTAGCATTCATCTGATTTGGAGCATTATTGTTTACAAGGATCAACAAGTCGTAAAACTCGGCGCACAGGTCATTAGTTGTCCAGTCTTCCTCAGGTACGTTAATTCTATTTCGAGCAGTGTGCTCAACCTTAGTCTTTTTACGTCGAGCTCCCCCGACCTTCAAAGTATTTACTTTTCCAATAGCGCCCGAGTCATCCTCGGTGTCCAAAACCTTCTTCTTAGATTTCGGGTCTGTGCTGTCTTCAAACATTGACCATGACATTTCGATTCCTTTCTCAGTTTGGGGCGCAGCCCCTATAGATACAGTTACGTTAGTAACTGTATCTATATTTAAGTCGCTAGTAGATATATCACTAGTATTAGTATTAGTCATTGTACCTCTGTTAATGTATAGAACGCCTGATAATCCGTCGTCGGTGAATTTCAAGGTTGTACGCCATTGTCCAGAGTTATCTTGATGCCTTACGGCTTTTATATAGCGGTGCAGTTTTAATTCTGCCATTGCATTTCGAATTGCGTCCCGACCTTCCGGAACAGATGCAGACATTTCATCTGCTGATAAAACACGGCCTACTTCAACATAATAGGCAAATAAACCTCTAGCACGTAGCGAAAGGTTTGGGTCTGAATATGGTGACTTCATAGTCTCCTCCTTTTCGGAGCAGACTCTATAGCGGAGGAACCCTTCTTGGCAAGCCGCGTTGAATTCTTTCTGGAGTTCCCGTTACAAGGTTTTCAATAACCACTGAGGATGTCAGCCCTACAAAGGCGGACGCAAGAACGTAGAAGATTAGATCCCAGCTCATAGGCATTAACACTATGCAGGCTACTGTGCTCATAGAGAGGGCAAGTAAGCCTCTCCATTTTCCTAAGGATATTAATAGTTCTTCTATGGCCGTTAATAGACAGGCTGTTGCCCAGGCTGCTACTAGTAGTTCGGTCATAGGGGAAACCTACCTTCTAAACAAAACCTTGTCAAGATGGAAGACCCTACCTGTTCCTGAAACGGAAGGGGTGCAAGTTACCTCAATTTTTGCAAAACCAACGCTGGTATTAGCGAAGGTAGCTCGGCCGGTTATTTCAGTAGTAGCGGTATTTGTAAAGGTTTCTGAGTAGGAAAAAGTGTTAGGGGTAACTGCGGTAATAGTTATGTTTCCAACAATAGCGCTATAAGCACCCTCATTAATACCTACGTATAGTTCTTCTCCTACAGAAAATCCGTGATTTCCCACAGTAGTTATTGTTACTACGTTAGTTGCTACCGCAACAGTACTCAAAGTAACTGTTTTAGCTCCAGGAGCTACGATGTCCATATAGGCCCATCTGTCTCCCCTATTCAAAGTTATAGTTTGGGTCTTTTCTCTTAAAAAGTTTAAAGCCAAGTCGTACCACTTTAATTTAAGAGTATATTCTCCGTAGGCATCTTCGTTTTCTGGTCGAACTGCGGCAGACAGGTAGTATCCCTTACCCGGATTTACAGAGATGTAATCTGAGATTGCACCAAAAGTTCCAGAAGAACTTGCTCTAACTTTACAGTAGGCGGCTCCTTGAACTAAGGTCTCATCAAAGATACTTCCTCTAGCAATAGTTCTAGCCAAAGATGCGGATACCCCAGACCAACCATAGGTTGAGTTTTCAAAAGAACCAGAAGGCGCTAAGTTATTTTCAACATCTGGGAAAGCAATACTGGTAGTAGGAGTTTCAATAGACCATGTAGATCCAACAGGCATAATCTTATTAATTGTTGACTTTAAACGAGCATACTTTTGAATGTATCGATTTGCATAAAAACTTCTTCCGCTACCAACCATATAGTTATTAGCTACAGCCACAGTTTCTCCTGCGTCGGACGGATTTTGCACTACAGCGGTAGTAGTTTGTGCTGGGTCAACATACGGTGTAGGTACTCGTCCATACTCTGCTTGAAGTCCGTCTACGTAAAATACCTTTGTACCGGTACCTGCTTCAGACAAACCAATAGTTATATCAAACTGAGTTTCACCCGCCACAGCAACTCTTTCAGTGTGAATTCTTACCCAAGTATTTTCTGCAAGTCTAAAGTTACCTGACTTTTGTTGATTAGTGCTTATTGAGTAAAGTCCTGCAGGACCGTAAACGTAAGTAGATACCGCGATGTCTTCTCCACCCTTTGCAGCCCCCATAGGAAGTTTTACAGTTGTAGTTGCAGATCCTCCCCCAGAAGCAGAGATCTTCATAGAGGTAGTTCCAAATTTTACTGTTCCACCAGTTTGTACAGTTACGGTAGACCCAGAGGCTCCAGTCCATTTTGTAACGTTTTCAAAAGTAGAAAGACTTACCATATTAAACTGATCTTTGCGTTCCCACGTAAGATCATTAGTTGGATAGTAAGTTGTAGCGTTAGGGTCGCTAAAAGTAATTCCATTACTTCCACAGAACCAATCTTTAGGCCTAGAAGACTCAGTTAATATTGGGTAAGTAATGTAAAAAACATCCCCCAGTTGAGCATTATCTATATAAACAGATACTTTTCCAACAGGCTTACCATAGTCAGGAGTTGCTACAGCAGATACAGCCGTTACTGTAGTTTTAGTAAAAGTAGTTGCATTTAAAGTAATGCTTTCGCTGTCGACATAGTAAGGTTCTTTTTTAAAGAACTTTCCGTCTACATCAGAAAGAACAGCGGTTTGTTCCTCTTCTGTTTGAGGTGCAGAAAACTCTATTCTTGATTTAGCTGTTCTTGCAGGGCCTTTTACAAACACTGAGAAGCTGTGTGGGCTTCCTGGAGATGTCTGAATCCAGTCAGAAACAAATCCTACTCGACCGTTTGACAGGGCTGTTAACTTTACCCCGTCTTGCCCAGCAGCAAAATTTTGATGTACAACCTCGGCGTTAAATGGTTCCCACCCACCAATGCCATTTATAAAGTTTGAATTAGGAATTAAATTTGAAAGATCCGGGTTAATTTTTAGCTTTACTAGGCGAGCATCTTCGTAGGTATACCCTGGAAGTTTAGCCACAGGTGAAATTTCTGTTGCAGGCAAAGATCTAAACTGAAGCATATCTAAAACAAACTTATCGCTTGTTGCTGTTGGAGTTATAACTAAAGTAGGTTTTGCGTATGTTGCTCCCGCTGGAGCTGTAAACCCACCAGCTACCGTAGTTGAAATAGACTCAAAGTTTGCCCAAAATCCAGTTCCTGCAGTTACAGTTGGTCCAGAAGAAGTTGTAGAGATAGACGCACCCGCATTATCAAACCATTGTATTTTTGCTACAGCAGTATAGTTGTTGGTAATACCTCTAATGTATCCTTTAAATATGTATTTAACTCCCGCAGTAACTGGGATTCCATAAAGAATTGAGCTACTTGATGCTCCCGGACAACGTAAAGTTATGTCACTAGTACTACTAGCTGTTACTACTCCAACAGATACTGATCGAAGAGGGTAATCTCTATTAAAAAGATCTGGAACAACTGCAGGAATTGCTTCTCCTAGAGTTGATAAAGTATTAGCATACGTGCAGATTGCTAAAGTACCGTTAGTTGCAGACCAACGACCAATTGATTCTTCAAAAGAAGAGTCGTTATAGTCTAAAAATAAGTTATTACCATAAGTAACGTCGCTATCCCAATGAGTTAAAGATGTTGCATATGTGGTTATACCTGCTTTAGTGCCTTTAGCAGAGTTTACAAAGTTTCCTGTTTTATATAGAGAACGATGATAAGTATCTCCCAAAGCAGGCTCATAAATAAAGCCAAGGTCTGTAATCTTATTTTTTAGTAGATTAGATGGAATCTTATACGCGTCAAAAGAGTTATATAGAAGTTCTGCCTGTACTTTTATCTTATCGTATTCAAAACCATAAGCGTCCAAAACAGCAGTAAATTCATTTTCATTGTATTCTCCAACTGCGTCTCCAACACCCTCTACTTCGTTTAACCATGCAGCAGGAAGCCAATTTTTAAAGTATCGTTGCGTTCTATTTTCAATAATAGTGTTAACTTTTGCAGTACCGCAATTTATCCATCCAGATAAGCTACTAAATATCCATAAAGTGTACGTTACTTCTCTACTTTCAGTTGAAAGGTCTGAAGACGTATCTATGTAGGTTGTTAGGTAAGAGCCTGTGCTATCAAAAGCAATAGCCTCTCCAATATACGCTCCGTCAGGAGTACCGGTAAAGTTTTTTGTTAAACGCCAATGAGTTAACTGTTCTCCAAGGGCAATTGCAGCGGGATCAGCAGTAACGGCTTTCCAACGTAACGATATGACTCCATAGTCATATGCCCAAGCAGTAAGTTGGGAGGAGTAGTACAGGCGGTCAGCATCACTTTGACCATACTTAAAACTGGGATTACCATAAATCCCAAACGCATACTTTGCCATATTTTGCTCCTGTTAAGTTACATGCCAGCTAATAAGAACGGA